CGCTTTCTAACATAGTAATAAACATTACTTCTCGTCTGCTGGAATCTATATTTGCACCTGCACAAAAATCAGTTCCGCCCGGACCCTCTACAAAATACCTAAATTTACGGATTTGTCCGTAAAGCATTGTTGATCTTGGATCTTCTGCTTGAGCTATAAACGGTGGATCACTTTCAGGCAATAAAAATTTTACATCCGGATGGAATGTATACCATAACATATTTTCCAAATGATCTGTTTTATTTTGTGCAAGTAATTCCCCTCTCTCCTTCTGACTTTTTGCTTTATCAATCGCGTTAAATAATTCTATAAGTGTCATAATCTAAAACTCCTGAATGGATTCTGTCAATTCTTTAAGTCTATGCTTAATAAAATAATTAAGCATTTTGCCACGGCCAGTGTACTGATCACTCTCGTACCGTGTTAGTATATTTATCTGAATTGGATCTGGTATACGCGCTAAATCTATTAAAATTTCATTTCTTTTATAGTTACGTAAAACTTCACCTTCAAACAATTCTTCTGGTTTTCCACTTAACCAACTCTCAATTTTTTTCTTTGAAACTGGTCTTTGTCGTAAACCTTCCACTAAACAATTGTCATTTGACAATATATTAGGTATTCCATCACTCCGGTCGCCGGTAACAATCAAAGTCCTCAATTGTTCGTCCGGTTTTTCATTTTTTATAAATTTCTTTGTCAAAGGAGACCATTGTGAAATATTTTTATATTTCTGTAGCTGAATAAAATCTTTATCTGAAGAAACAATCAAAATTGGTTCTGAATTATAATTTTTACAAATAACACCTATAATATCATCTGCTTCACAACCTTCTATATTGACAACTTTATAAGGCAAATGTTCTTTTATTTCACCACGAATATTATCAATAACCTCAAATAAAGATTTCCAATCTATATTCTGTTTGTTTTCTTCTCTAGCTTTTTTACGATTAGCTTTATATAATGGAAAATACTCTTTTCTCCAATTACCTTTATTATCGCAACAAAAAACCATATCTGCTCCGTATTTGTCACAAAATCGATTACGAATCATCTTAATGTTATTCATAACCATATGACGGATCATATCACTTTCTTTATCAGGATCATATTGCTTTCGATATACCATAAAATTAGCAATTATCATCTGGTTGTAGTCAACTAATATCATTTTTTCTTTTTATTTTTATTTTTATTTCTTCTATGCCAATTTAATTTAACAGGTTTGTCTTTTTCCTTTCTCACTGTTTGAATATTATCACATTCTTCTATTAAAGTATCATAAAATTTAATTAATTTATTTTTAATAATTCCATTTAAATGACTATATGCTTCTTTAAGGTCCGGATCTGTTTTTGATAATCTTATTTCATCTGCCAATTCATTAATCTCTGTTTTTAAATGCTTAGCAACCGGTTTGGAAATTTTATTTTGTTTTATAAAAGATTTAAAATTAAACTTATTTTTAAAATCATTCTCAAGTTGTTCATCTACAATATCTTCTATATCATAACGTATGTTTTTCGCCAAACTCCGGATTCTTTCTTGAATATTTGGCTTTACCTTATCTGGGCGGGCTGCTTTTTGTTCATGTTGTCTCTTTTCCGCAATTAATTCAATCTTTTTTAATTTCTCAATAAAAAGTTCTTCAAACTTTTCAGGTAAAAATCCACAACCCCTTGTTTTTAATCGTGCAATATAACCAACATGCATTCCCACTTCTATTAAGTCTACTGGTTTAATCTTTTTAGGTGAATTTGTCTTAACCTTATTCATTTTATAGTATTCAGAAACAAATTCCATACATTCTTTAAAATCATAAAACTTATAATACCATCTAAATGCATTATAGCATGCTGCTGTTAATTGATCTTCAGTTAAACCATCCCAATCATTTGGATCTGGTTCTCCACCCATGTGTTGTGCTTCAAGTGATCTTTTTTGAAATGCCATTTTAACTTGCCTCTGGAGGATCCGGAATTTTATCAAAGATTTCTTGTGCTATTCTATCAAAAACTTCATAAGAAACAGGTTCCCAATTTGCCTCTTCTCCATATTCAAAACATAATATTTTACCATCATGTGCTTGTGATAATATCATTTGTGTTTGACCAAATAAACTTGGAATACTTTGTGCAATAATATGTACAAATAACGGTAAGTCTTTATGTTTATAAAATTCATTCAATCTCAGAGGAATATGTGTTTCCGAAGTTGCTTTTTTAAGATCCCGATTCTTTTTATATTCCGATAGATCTATTACTTTCATATCTTAATTTTAGTTCACACATTATATAATGTAATATAACGGACATCACAGCTTCACATGTTTCCATATGATTATAGTTAATATGTATATACTTTTGGAGTTTTGCCTTTAAAATACCACCAGCATACCCCAAAATGCCGTAAGTATTAATCTCATTAGATTTAGCATAATCAACAGCCCTAACGACATTTTCTGAATTACCACTACCACTTAAAACGAATAAAGAATCGCCATGATTAGCATATATTATGAGTTGATTCACAAATATATTATCATAGCAATCATCGTTAGATGTAGCAGTAATGAAACCAATGTCGTTACAAAGAGAAATAGCCCTAATCCTAGGTTTTGAGTTTCCATTTTCAATAACCCCTTTTGATAAATCCTGTGCGAAATGGCTTGCATTTAATGCACTACCACCATTACCACATATAAAAAATTGTTTTTGAGAGTCATATGTTTCCCAAATGCCTTCTATCAAATTATTAATATGGTCTTGTCGTACTGAAGACAATACCTCTTTAACCTCAGCTGTATGTTGACTCCAAAGTTTATTTCTCATTATTAAATATTATTCTTGATCCTTGATTGTCAAATCGTATTCTAAAAGTATCTAATTCGGGAAACTTTGATTGTAACCCTTGAGAATCTTCTGTCATAAAAAGTAAATATCCTCCACCCCCTGCACCACAAATCTTATAACCTATAATTCCTTGTGCACATCTTGTTACCAACTGAGTTATTTTATCATTTATAATATTTTTAGCTAATTCCTGTTTTATCCTCATTGAATTAGTTATATCGAATCCAAATTCTACATATTCTTTTTTCTTTAGATGATATAATCCTTCTTCAACATATTCTGCCATTCTATTATATTTCTGAACTTTTCTTTGTGTATTTTTTCTCTGATCAGTCAAAATATCTGATGAATTTCTATATATACCAGTATTAACTAAAACAAGCATATTTTCAAGGTTTTCATCAATTTCTAATTTATCGATAAGAACCCTACCAGATTTCTTAAAGGTAATAGCATTAAAACCGCCGTAACTGACAGCAAACTGGTCTTGCTTGCCGATTGGCTTCTTTAAGATTTCCATCTCAATATGACATGCTAAATGAGCTATATCAATCAGGTTTAAATCTGCTTTTATTAAAGTTCCAATAGCATGTATTAAGCCAACTAAGATACTTGACGATGAAGCAAGACCGGATCCTTCAGAAGGTATATCCGCTAAAGTTGTAATCTCTAATCCAAAATCTATCTTAAAATGTTTAAGTGTTTCTCTGATATATTCATGCTGAATATCATCAATGGAATTACAAATTTCTTTTTTAGAATAATTACATACCCATTGTTTCCTGTAAAGTCTATTCACTACAACATATGTATATTTGTCTATTGCTGTGCTAATTACTTTTCCGGGTTTCTCGGCATTTTTATAATATTCAGGCAAATCCGTACCGCCACCGAGAAAACTAACTCTTAGTGGTGTTTGACAAACTAACAATTCGTTCCTTTAATTCTGTTGAACTATAATCATGATCTCTTCGACAATAATGAATATCAATATCTCTATCTTGACATATAGTATACCCTGTTATTGGTTTTTTGGCAACCCAATATTCATTGCCTAAAAATCTTATATGAAGTGGGGTTATTGTTTTAAGCATATTCACAAGATCATCCTCTGAATCATATGGAATAATCTCATCTACATACTTACACCCCTTTAATTGAGTATACCGTTCAAAACACGATTGAACTAATGGTGTTCTTAGTGACATGGCCCGATTTTTATGTTCTGGATATGTATGTAATCCAACAATAAGATAATCACAACGTTCTTTTGCTTCTTCTAACATTGTAACATGTCCTGCGTGAAGCAAATCAAAACATGAAAATACAATTTCTCTAATCAATTAAACTGCTCCAGTATCACCATTAACTCCATTAGAGGATCCATCTTCTCCATCGATTTCATCTTCGATCTCCATTAAATCTAACATTTCTATCCATTTAGGAGCTCTATAATCCCAACTATAATATTTGTCTGCATGTACTTTAGCACGATCAATTATATCGAAGGTATCTTCATCCCAATAATTATCCATTAATTTATCTAGTTCATCTGTAAAC